GATAGTCACTATACTGTATTTACTGATATACTAACTTGTAGTCATATATACGAGTTAATGAATCCTTCTGGAGAATCCAGAGAGGAGTATCTCAGTGATGCGTTAACTATGTTAACTTCACCTAGTATTCCGTATACTACTGATGAATATCAGAAGTATGATCAGTTACTCACCGAAGTCTTCAGAGATGTGATCTCCGGTAGAAAGGCTTATGCGAAAGAAATGCATGATGCACTCTTTTCTACTAAACATTTCATGGCCGAACCATTCGACAATGAGCGTGATTATTACTATTCCATGAAAGGAACAGGACAGTCAGCTTATACTGGAGAAAGACATTCTCTTCAGTCCAGTGCGTTCGAGGTGGATATCCACAAAGATGATCCTAGAGTTCAGAGTTTTGATTCCTTTATTCATTATGAATCAAAGTATAAATTAGTAGACGAAGGAGAAACTTCGCCTCGGGTCTGTATCAAGACAATTGGTATAAACAATCCGGGAAAGTTTAAACCTCGTATTATTCACATTGCAGATAACCCTCTGCAAGATCGATGTAACTGGATTCATCGTAGATTGATGTCCATGGTTGCAAAGATCCCTAGTGATAGCACTAAGAATCAAGATAAGGGTAGAGCTTTTCTCCAAAAGCTCACACGTGATTGGTACTTTCAGTTTCCAAATACTGAAAAGATCGGTATATATTGCACGGATTTTTCCAATGCAACTGATACAGTAGATCAAAGATTCACTCATCGTGTCCTTGAATTCATATTTAACTCCTCAGAAGTAGCCAACTTCTGGGACTATGTCAGCCAGCTAGACAAGGAATTTGTCCATGCTGATGGTAGTAAGGAACTGTACAGTCAACAGACTGGGCAGCCTCAGGGGCTATTAGCGAGTTTCGTAATATTCGCTTTGTGTCATCATTTCATTTTCCTTATGGACATGAAAGAGATGGGTATGGAGAATATAAAAGCTTCAGACTTTTACACTGTCCTTGGAGATGATGCGGTATACAATACTGTATTACCCGAAAGTCATTTCTACGATCCAGAAGAACCTCTGTTCGATACGGAGGGAATACAACGCTCCGAGCTGGAGATTGCTCATTTTGATAAATGCCGTGCTTATGCCGGATTTAAAATCAATTATGATAAGTCAGAATCTGCTCATCAGTGGAGTAATGAAGCAAAACTTGATTTTGCTAAGGTTACTTACCGAAATGGACGATTATTCTCGCCAGTTCCATTTAGACTAGCTATGCGTTACGCACTTAGCTTCGATGATATGCTCGCCGTCAGTATATGGCGCGCAGATAGAGATGACAGTCTTGCTAACAAGCTGTTAGATCTTCAATTAAGCTATCTACCTGAAGATAAGGTTGACGCTTATCGTAACTTAATTAGGTGTGGTGAATTACCATTCCTAGATAGGTTCTACGACCGTCAGGAACGACCTGAACAGTATATTAATCGCGTGAGATATGCATTAGCTATTTCACTTTTAAACGCAGGCTTATCCTTTACAATATTACAGGATAATCATCGTAGTAATTTGTCATATGATCAGTATGACAAGGCTATGTCTACTATCTTCACTGCTCAGCAGCAGTTGAGATTAGATAAGATTGACCCTAACCATAAGGTTATGCTCTTACTATGCAAGAATGCTGAAATAATTCAGACATTACACGATATTTACAATCAGAATGATTTTGATGATCAATTTCTGACTATGTGTTTGGCATCTTTCATGGGAGATCAGAAAGAAGAGATCCTATGGATGATATATGATATAGCATCCTTTCAAAGAACTTTGAATATGGCTGCTGCCAACCCAAACGTAGATAGGAAGATGCTTGAAGAGAACTTCCCTTCCATGCAACCTTTACGGGATATCAAGAAAGATATTGGTATCATTTCTAATGGTTTCATGACCCGCGGGATTACAAAGCGTCCCGGGGAAAGTAGTTACCTATTCAGGAAGACATTAGATCTTCTGAATTCGTTACATCAACAACTCGATGAGAGTTTCGACGAGTCGACAGTGATAATTCACTGACTTTGTTAATCCTGGACGGAGTAGTGACAACTTCTACTTAGAAGTTCAGGGGGCAAGACCAGGGCTGATACCTTGGCATCGTAATAAGTTGGCAGTTTAGAATCAGAAACAAATTCACGGACTTCGAACCAACGACATTTCGTCCACCAAAGCTAATCTTCGGATTAGCCGAATGGACAATCCGCCA